AACATCGTCGAGATCCAGTCCAAGAACGTTTTTCAGCGACGCCGATGCTTCGCCATCCGACGCACCGAGCTTGATTCGCTGCCAAACCTCGCTTAGCGCATCGTAGACGCGTTGGAAAACATTGCGGTGGATTCCCGCAATGTTTTCCAGGGTCTGCACGTTCGTCTGCAACACCCACGAGGTAAACTCTGCTGTCAACTCGTCGTTGAGTTGTGATTCACTCGCCCCACCCAGCGCAGTTTCGTAACGCTCGCGCAGCTTTTCCACCGCGATCTGCGTCCGGCTGTTCAGGGTTTCGTCACCGAGGATATCGAGGATACCTTGCTGGTACTGCCGATAACTTTCCGGAGCGGTCTGCTTCAGGGCGTGCGTGACCTCATGTATGTAGGTGTCCAAAACCGGCTGTTTGCTTTCCGGGTTCAGCACGATCGTGTCGCCGTCGAGGTAGCCGAGCGTTCCGCCTGAGAGCTCACCCTCTGACGCAAATCGCACCACCAGCTGCTGCGATTGGGCAACCGCATTCAAAGCACGCTTTTCCCGAGATGTCATCCAAGCAGGAATACCGTCAGAAACCACACCGCCTCCGGCCGCGCGCTGCGCCTCGACTTTGGCGGTAAGATCAGTAGGAAGGCCAGTTGCCGGTTTGGGAACAAAAGAATCTTCCCGCACGATACTATTGTCGAAAATAGCTGCCCGCGGCTTTCCCAAATCTTCCGATGACAGATTCACGGTTTGAGCCACAGTTGGTATTTCTTTTACAGTACGTTTGCCGGTGTGGTCAAACGGATACTGTCCGCTTTCCGTTATCTCCTGTGCGGTATCGCGATTTTCAACTGATTCCCTTGTGATATGACTGCGTGTATACATTCCCGGTGTGCTTGCCGCACCAAACATGCCGCCCATCACCGCACCGGATACACCGGCCAATGCGGTTTGGATCGCGTTATCTTTCATTGTCGCCCAAAAAGCTTCTGCCTCAGTTTTTCCCTGCTGACGATACGCCTCCATTGACTGGTCCCACGCCGACGCATCCCCCAGAAAGAGCGCATCGAACGCAATGTTTGCGGCTTCGGTTGCAAGCTCTTCCTCAAAATTGACCAGCACGGTTTTCCCCAGTTCCCCAATCACCTGCTTCACCGTTTCCGGTTTCACCTGCTGCAGGGCCTCTAAATTGCTGATGCTCAGTTTTTCAAACAGCCCTTCAAATATCGCCGCCGCGCCGCCGGCTGCCAAGGCCTGCCAAGCGCTGCCGCCGCGTTGGATCGTTTCCTGTGCCGTCGCCGTTCCGGCACTTGCCGCAAGTGCGATCGTACCGCCGGGTAAAAGTGCTGCCAAACCGCTTTCTGCCGCAGAAAGAACCGTATCGGTAAAGAACTTTCCCACCGCACCCATGTCCTCTGTGGCGATTGACCGCACTGTTCGGCCATACCTTGCGAATCGCTGCGCATCGGAGTTGATGTCGACCTCACCATTTCTAACGGTTTGCCACAGCATATCCACCGCACCAACTACACCGCCGATCAAATTTGTCGGTACAGATCCGACGGCATACAACGGGGCAAGCCACGGCATATCTTCGATATTTTGGCGGATGACTTCTGCGTTGGCTGCAGCCATCCGATCTGTCAGCCTGTTGGCCAGCGTGTTCAGATAAGCTTCCGCCGATTCTTTGCCTTGTGATCGGTAGAGATAGGTGTAGATTTTCCGTTCGGATTCTTCCAGATGATCGTATCGCGCAAACTCCGTCTGCACACTGTTCGCGTTCAGGTCACGGTATCCGTCGATGTTGTTGATGTAGTCATAAAGAGGATCAATTTGGTTCGTCATACGTGTCGCCCGCATTGCCGCCTCTTTGGTCATAGACGACGAATGGGAAACAACTGCCGTTTTCTCCACTTCCGGCGCCTCCAGCCGCACCGGCTGCGACATTTCCGCAAAGTCTTCACGGTTTTCGATTCCGGCAGAATAGCTGCCTTCCGGGGTCATCAGGCGTTCAAATACACTCTTCAAAACCGGATCGGTTGTTTCCGGCAAATCCGGTATTTCACCGCGCTGGACCGCCTCGATATACGGCTTTGCCTGCGATATTTGTTCTTCTATTTTTTGGTTGACCGCATTGACGGAAGGCAAACCGTTTTGCGGCATAGCATCTTTATACGGCGAGGTTTTTTGAGGGTTCGTCGTAATCACCGTGCCATTCGGCAGATAGGTTATCTCTGTATTGGCCAAAGCCTCATTCTCTTTTCGCTGTTCTTCGGCTGTATTTTTCTGTACCAGTTCCAAAAACTCTGCCCGAGCCAAATCTGCCCCGGTCATCCCGGCCAAAGGATTCCTCGGGGTATAGGAAACCACCGGTTCCTCCGCCTTCTCTTCCTCTCGGTTTCTAAACCATGTATCGTATATTTGCTGATTCCGCCGTACCGCATCCGTAAAAACCGGTCCACGCCCTAGTTCCCCAATGTTCCCGTTCGAAACTTCAGCTATATACCGCGCGGCTTCATCGAGCAGTGACCGATTTCGTTCCTCTACCGGTTGTGTGGCAGCCTCTTCCGGTGTTCGCCGCCGACTAAACTCTGCAACTGCCGCTCGATCATCCGCCGTCACGCGTACAGTCGTGCCGCCGTAGCGTTGGCGCACATTTCTGCGATCCGCATCAGTGATCCGCATTTTTGTCGGTCTCCGCATTCATGGAGTTCCAGATCTCGCCCAGACCGTACTTTGCCAGCAAGCGTGCAAGGGCGTCGTTGGAAATGTCCATTTGATTGATCTCTTTCACCAGCTGTGTCAGCTGTTCCGGGTCTGTGATCCGTGTTCCATCGGCTCCGCTGTACAAAACCTCCCGCACGCGCGTTTCCGCATCGTCAAAGGTCACTGCCGGAACAGGTTCCGCGGCATTGGCTGCCGCTGCCGCGTGAAGTGCTGCAGCATTCTCCAGCACGACCTGCTTATAGAGTTCGCCAAAATTTTCACCGTAAGTTTTTTCCAGATATTTGGCGTTGTTGTTGAGTTGACTGTAAAAGTCACGTTTCGGAACTCCGTACTGGTTTTCCGCAAAACTACGCGCATACTCAATCGTTTGGTAGTAGTTTTCTTTGTTATTCTCATACAGTTTGTCAAATTCTGCCGAGACGTCACTTCCGCCAAAGGTACTGCCGACCGAAGTGTTGTTTCCGCTACTGCTGACGTTGCCGTCGCTGTTTCGATATGTCCCCTGCAGTTCTATCTCATAGAGTTTTTTTGCGTTCGTTGTGTCGATCCCCAGCGCCTCCAGCTGGCTGAAATCACCGATGTCTGCCGCGGCATAGGCATTGGCGATCGCACGCTGTTCGGCCTCGCTCTGAGCGTTTTGCTCGTACATACGCTGTTCCCAAAGAACCGGATTTTGCGCCGCGTCGAACTCTTTCTGCCAGTTGTCCTGCGCGAGTTTGTCCCGCTCTTTTTGGTATTCCCACTGGTTCTGCGTGAACGCCCATTCATCGTCGTAGCGTTGATCGGCAATCCAGTCGCGCTGCTGCCGATACGCATATTCGCGGTCGGCGTTGACCTGTTCGTTCAGCATCTGCGCGTACTGCGCCTCCAACTCGTTCAAATTCGCCGAGCCGTTCAGGCGGGCAAGGCTGATTTGGTGATCGAGTTCGGCGAGCGCCTCCAGACGGGCGCGTTCGTTGGCGTTATGCTGTGCGCGGTAATTGGTCGTTTGGGCGATCTTGGCGGTGTCGGAATAGCCGCTGTTGTAAAGCCCCTGCGAGGCGAGGCTGTTGGCCAGCGCTTTGCCGCTTTGCATGTAGCCTTGATAGTTCTGCCGCGCAAGATCATTGTACTGTGCGTCGATCTTCGGGCGATTTTGTTCGATAGCGGCAATGTCGGCCTCCGTCCGCTGATTGGCCGCCGCCATCGCTGCATTTTGAGCGGAGACGAGATGTTCGCTCGGCTGTGCGGCCATCGCCTGCTGGCGCTGGTATTCGCCGTAGTCCACACCGCCCGCATCGGTCATCACCCACGATTTCGTGCCTGACGCATTGGTGACGATCGAGCCGTTGTCGATGCGCTGCAGTCCGGCTTCATCTTTGTACATTCGGTTGTCGATCGAGTAACCGGTCTGCTGTGCGCCGTTCGGATCGGTATATGTCATTTTTATCGCATTGGGATTGTGCTCGCTCACCGCTCCGGTTTCCAGATTTTCATAGCTGTTTTGGGAGTATTTGCCCACAGAATTCCTCCTTGTCAAAATAACTCAAAATAACATTGAGGGCGGCCTTGCGGCCGCCCTCTCTTCGTTATCGCGGCAGTCGCAGACAGCCGACAGTCAGACCGTTCGCCGAGGGTTTGACCAGAAATTTGCCCATATGCTCGCCTCGCGTCTGCTTATAGCGTCCGCTCTCCAGGCTCACATACTGCGTGCCGGCGCCGGTAAAGCGGACAATCAGGTCGTCGGTACCCTGAATGCCGTCGCTGGCGGCAATCGTGACATCCATCGCGCCCGACGCCGTCAGGATCAGCACGGTCGCCTCGTCAGCGCCCGGCGTGACCCAAATGCCGCTATCGGTGCCGGCAGCGGTCAGCACCGCAGCCGCCGCCTGATTCCATTTCAGATTCGTGTTCGTCATTCTGTTTCCTCCTTACTCTTAAGCCTGATGTGCGCGGATCACGTAGATCTCTTTGGGGCGCACAACCTTCGCACCGTAGGTATCGAGCACCTTGACCGCATCGGCAAACTGCTTTTCCGGGCGGTACGGCTCGATGTTTTCGATGCCGTGGGCAAACGCAACCGCATCTTTCGTGCGGACGATCAGGCAGTCGTCGTCGCCGTTTTTGGGCAGGTTGTTCGAAAGCTTGACCGTGGCGTTGTTATACATGCCGACAACACCCTTTTTGATCAGCTTTTCGTTATTCGTGTAGAGCTCGGTGAGCTTGTCCTTGAACAGCGAATAGAACCACGGCGTCATCACGATCGAGACCTCGGCGTTGATCTTCACGCTGTTGTCCCACAGCCAGACGAACGCGGCGTCAACGAGCGCTTTGGCTTCGTTGGGCGTGGTGACCGCGCTCGACGCGCTCTTGCCGCCAGCACCTTCGGCGGCGACCATACCGATGTAGGTATCGCGCTGTTCGGCCAGCTCTTCGGCGCTGCCCTTCATGTAGGCGTCCATCATGCCCTCTTCCGCCTGCGCCTCGTCGATATCGTCGACGACAAAGTGCGTGTACTTGTACTGGTCGATGTCGAGAAAGACCGAGGTATCCGTCGGCGTTTCGGCCTGTTCGATGTCCGTGCCCGGCGTATAGGTGCGGACGGTCGGACGGGCCGCGCCGATGATCTTGACGCGTTTGCCGACGCCGACCTCACCCTGCCACTGCGTGTTGCAGTCCTCCTGCATCACGCACAGTTTTTCCAGTTCGCGCTGGATCTTCTTCGACCAGACGGTCGGTTTAAAATTTGCATATGCCATAATTTTTTCCTCCTGTTTTTTCTGTTTTGTCACGGAGCGTCAGCTCATTCATGCGGTATGATCCGTTTTTTTCGGCGGCTTCGCTGCCGAAAAAACACCACCAAGACGAGCAGATAGGAAAACTTTGTTTTCCTATCGATTACTTCCATTTTGTCATGGAGCGCATCACGCGTTCCATGATTTTGGGATCGTCGAGCTCGCGGCTCGTCAAACGGTCGACCTCGTCAGGCGTGTAGAACTCTTTCTCCTGCTCGCGATCGCTGCCGAGTGCGCCGGTATCGGGCGGGATCTCGCCTTTGGCGCGCTGATACTTCACCGCCTCGTACGCTGCAACCGCACCCACACCCGCTCTGCGTAGCCGGGCATAATCTTCGCCGAGCGCGGCCAGATCCGTCAGATTGGCCGTCGGATCGTGCGCCTGCAGGCTGCGCAGCTCGTCGGCGCGCCGGTATTCGCGCACCATGCGCTGCATCCGCTGCAATTCCCGCTCAAGCCGCACTGTTTTCACAATCTGCCGCCCTATGCGCGCCGGCAGATCCGCATACTCCTGTGGCAGAGCCGCTGCAGGCGCAGGTTCAGCTGATTCCTCGACCGGAGTTTCCGTCGGTTCCTCCGCTATGGCTTCACCGGTGTCCACATCGTCGGATGCCGGGAGCTCTTCCGCAGGTTCGGTTGCTTCCGCCGTTTCAACGGCTTCTGCCGTGGTTTCCATCATTTCCTCCAAGCCGATCACCTCCTTTCATCGCATCTGCATGGTTGCCGCCGGGTCGGGCAGCGGTACCGGCATTTGCGGACTCGGCGGTTTTACCGCGCCCACCGGCATAGTTGCCGCAGCGCCGGCGCGTTTTTCGAGAATCGCCTGCAGCGCCGCTTTCGGTGCCGTTGCGTTGTCCGGCAGCGCCTCAACGTACTCCTCAAAGCTGATCTTGCCCGAAGCCATCGCATTTTCCAGCGCCTGTTCGCGGGCGTACTTGGAAAACGGATTGGTGGGGCTGGCATCGATCCGTACCTGCAGACAAAGCTCATCGAACGCCTGCGGGAGAATGCGGTTTTTCCGCAGCACCGAGCCGGATGCGCGGCGGCTCACCGTGAGGCCATCGGGGTGGTACGCACGCCACATTGCCAGCCAAACGAGTGCCACATCCTCGACAAAGCGTTTGAACATGGCAATCTGCTCGTTCAGCGGGATCGCCGACTGATCCTTGACCGCGATAATCGCCGCTCCCGATGCGCGCTCCGGGTTGACCTGACCGAGAGCGGCATCGCCGGCACCGGCCAGATCGCGCGTGGTCTTCAAAATATCGGCCTGCAAAATCCCCGCCTCGCCGCTCATCGGCGCAGGCGCAACGTAGGTGAACACATCGCTGACGCTCTGCACACTGCTCGTTTTAACCGCGATCGCCTTGCCGACATTGTCGATATCAGCCGGGTTTTCGATCAGGTTCTTCACAAATACCGGCTTGGCAAACGCGTTCATCTTCGCCGAGATCAGGCGCCGCGCAAGCAGGCGGTTGGCCTCAATCTGATTGGCGATCAGCGGCAGTACCTCGCCGATGCCGCGCGCCGAATTTTTGCGGTGCGTCCAGACAAACGACGCGATCGGGTACTTCTTGAGCCCGTGAATGGGTGTGTCCGACTGGTAGATCACCGATTTGGTCGAACGGATGACATGGATATCGCCGTCGTCGGCGCGGTAGAGATAGAGAATGCAGGAGCATTTTCCGTCGCCACTGACCTCTGTGCTGTCGCCGACGACCGTTTCTCTGTCCTCGTCTGCGACGATCTCGTCGATTTTGGCCTTGGGAATGCCGTTCTTTTTCGCATCCCGCCGGACTTCTTCCACCGGTCGGCGCTCGTAGAGCAGAATATAGCCTTGTTTTTGCAGGTCGGGCTGCTGCTCATCGGCGAGGTACACCGCCGTGTTGTCGAGAACTTGGGCGTCGAGATTGCGGTTATAAAAATAGACATAGGAATCGCCGGCAATGCAGGCGTCGCGCACGATCTTCCAGGAGAGGTGATCCATTTTCTGCGCTTCCCAGCATTTTTGCGCGTAGGCATTGAGGTCGCCGCAGATCTGTTCAACTTCCCTGCCGCCCTCCTGCTGCGGCGAATAGACGATCTGCATCTGCTGCATGCTGACCATCGCCGATTTGTACTCGACCGTCGGCGCAATGAAGTTATAGACCGGCAGCTCTTCTGCACCTGAAACGCCGTTCCACTGGTCGCCTTCGTAAAAGCGAAACGCTTTTTCGGTGTTAGCATAAAGATTCAGGCGGTTGTGGTGCTCAACACCGCGCCGATACTTCCGCCAAATCTGCGTTTCCGTAAGTTTTGGGGATGAAATTTTGGTTTCGCGCATCAATACCCTCCGATCTCGCTGCCGTTATAGCGGTCGATCTCCGTCAGCTGCTGCCGCAGCCGCGCAAGTTCCTTGTTTTCCGGTACAAAAACATCCCGCTCCGCCTCCACCGGCCGTGCCGCACGCTGTCCGATTCGTTTCTCCAGCAGTGCCATCACCGCGAGCGCGGCCGCAATCCCGGCACAAAATCCACCAAACAAAGCCGCGCCGATCATAGCAAAATCCCCTCGCAGCCGAGTTCTGCAAGCATCGCTGCGGCCTCTTCCCAGCTCACATAGCGCCGATCCGGCAGAACCGGAGCCTCCTCCGCATAGTCGGCGTAGCTGATATTCAGATCGACCAGGCCGGAAATCCCATCGATTTTGCCGACGTTCGAAAACTGCCACATCGTGTGGTCGTGCTTGGTGACCCCGTCGACCGGAATTTCGGCAAACGACGCGACCTTGTGCGGCCAAGCAACCCAAACGTCGATGCCGTTTTCGGTAAGCGCCGACTGGTCGATCACGCAGTTGAGCCAGTTGCAGTTGGAATAGACCATCGGCAAATAGCCCGCCGAGACCACAGCTTCGCAAAACGTCAGCAGCAGTTCGGTGACAGCCGCGCGTCCGAGGTAAAACTGCGACTCCTGCTCGGCATCGATGGCCGCCGGAAAGGCGATTTCTTCGCGCCAAGGGCGAATTGTCTCCAAGAAATACGCCGCCTCCTCCAAAATCCCCGCGACCGTCGTCGCATACGAGCAGCAGTAGACCCCAACCGAAATCCCCGCTTCCAATGCGGCTTCCATGTTTTTTTCAAAATACGCATCGCGCTTCAGCCCGTGCGTTGCGCGGATCATCGCAAACGCAACACCGCTTTCACGGACCTTCGGCCAGCAGATGTTCCCCTGCCACTCGGAAACGTCGATGCCGTATCGCTTGACCTCACTCATCCGATCCCTCCGTTTCTGCAGCTTGTTCCCGCAGCTGTTTGACCA